AACGACCTTATTCGTGCTCAGGCCGAGAAGACTAGAGTCGAGGCTAATTCGATTATGTCTAATATGCCGTTGGATGTTCAGCGTAAGACTCTTGAGAATCAATTTTCTCAGTTGGCTAATCCTCAGAAACTTCGTGCTATGTCTTTCGAGTTGGATCAGATGAATCCTAAGCAATTGGAGGATCTGAATGAACAGATTCGTCAGAGAAAGGCGTCGACGCTTAATACCCAGGAGGATACTTTATGGATGCAAGTTCAGGGTTCTATACGTTCGGAGCTTGTTCGTTTGGGCGTTGATAAGGCCAAACAGGAGCTTATCATGCAGTCTTTGAAGAATGAGTTTCAGGGTAGATCTAATCAAATTCAGCAGTGGACTATGCCTGCCCAGGTTGCTGGTCCTTATTTGGATATGACGGGTAATTTTAAGGATCTTGTTTCACCTCGTTGGAAGTCGAGATGATTTGTGCTTTCCCGTACCAGCGTAAGAATGCGATGGGTCATTGGGAGAGCTTTCCGTGCGGTCGTTGTGCTCCTTGTCGTGTCGCTAAGGCGGCTGAATGGTCTTTTCGTATGGTTGCTGAATCTGATGAATTTGATCAGTCCGCTTTTTTGACTTTGACGTATGAGTCTGATGAGCAGATATCTTTGGATAAGTCGCATTTGCAGAAGGCGTTTAAGCGTCTTCGTAAGTCTGGCGTGGAGATGAAATATTATGCTTGTGGCGAGTATGGAGGACATACGTTTAGGCCTCACTATCATGTTTGTCTGTTTTTTAATGGTGATCTTGGTTTTGTTCCTGACATTACTTTGGGTCGCTCGAATGGTCGTGCGTCGTGGTGGCCATTTGGCCTGGTTAATCTTGGCATTTTCAATGCTTCTAGTGCTAGGTATACTGCTGATTATCTTCTTAAGTCGATCGGTGTTGAGTATCCTGCTTTTTTGGAGTCTCCGTTCCGGTTGATTTCTACTGGTTTAGGGAAGCGTTTTTTTGAGCGTAATCGTGAGCAAATTGAGAAATTTGGTTTAACTCTTAATGGTGTTCATAAGCCTGTTTCTCGCTATTATAAGGATCGTTTTTCGGAGGTAGCTAAGTTGGAATTGAAGCGCGAGGCGTTGTCTCGTGAGGATACCTGGACGTTGGCCCGTGGTATCCAGTCTGATTTGAATATTCGAGCCCGTCAGGCTCTTTATCGTACGGAGGATTGATATGCGTCTTTATTCTATTTTTGATACGGTTTCTGAGCTTTGGGCACCTCCTTTTCTCCAGGAGAATGATCGGTCTGCGATGCGGTCTTTTGAGCAATTGAAGGCCCAGAATCCTTCTGCGGCCGCTGATGTTAGATTGATGTTTTTGGGTGATTGGTTGCCCAAAGAGTTGGTTCCTTTGGTTGTTTATTCCTCTCCTGTGGAGGTTACTGTATCTTCTGTTATGAGCGAGTTTGAGAATGCCCAAGGTTAATTTTGGTCCATCTCAGTTTCAGGCTGTCGGTGGTTTGAATCCCGGCCGGGCGGTTTTCGATTTGAGTAATGCCCGTGCTCTTCCCGCTGATTTTGGGTATTTGTACCCTATTTTAGCTGAGGAATGTGTTCCGGGTGATGTTTTTAGTCTTTCTGCTGATGTGGTAGCTCGTATGATGCCAACCATCGCGCCAATTATGCACGAGGTAAATATTTACATTCATTATTGGTTTGTTCCATTTCGGCTTCTGTGGCCGAAAGTTGATGAGACTGGTGATGATTGGGAGTCGTATATTACCGGTGGTGATACCGGTCTTAACGATGCGGTTTTGCCTCGTTGGTATCCTTCTCCCACTTCGTTGATTGAGGGGTCTTTGTGGGATTATTTTGGTCTTCCCACTAATGCTCCGCCGGATGTGACCGTTACTCCTTATGATTTTTTGAGGTCTGGTTATAATCTTATTTGGAATGAGTGGTACAGGGACCAGGTCCTCGAGGATAAGGTTGATCTCGATTCTGAGTTTCTTAATCGTCGTTCTTGGGAGAAGGACTATTTTACTTCTTCGTTGGTTGCTCAACAGAAGGGCATTCCGCCCGCTCTTCCTATTTCTGGTACAACTTCGGCTGAGTTTCCTGGTGACGTCGTTATTTTTGGTCAGGCGTCTGGTGGTGGTCCGTTGCCTTATCCTGGTTTTGGTAATCCTACTATTTCTGCTACGGATGGCGATCCTTGGGCTTTTGGTACTGCTGGTGCCGCTCCGGGGTTTGGTCCTGTTGTGAATGCCAATTTGATCGCTCCCAAGGATGGAGTTGTCGCCGCAGGTACTAACGGTTTGAATAACAATACCGTTGATTTGTCTGTTGCTTCGACTTTTGATATTAGTGATCTTCGTATGGCTTTTCAGGTTCAGAAGTGGATGGAGCGCAACATGCGGGCCGGTTCTCGGTATACCGAGTATTTGCAGGCTCATTTTGGTGTTTCTCCTAGGGATTCTCGTCTTCAGAGGCCGGAGTATATTGGTGGTGTTAAGTCGCCTGTTATTGTTTCTGAGGTTCTTCAGACCTCGCAGACGGACACAACCCCTCAGGGTACGATGGCCGGTCATGGTATTTCTGTTGCTCGTCAGCACGGTGGTCGTTACCGTGTTGAGGAGTATGGTATGATTTTTGGTTTGCTTTCTGTTATGCCTCGTGCTATGTATACACAGGGTGTTGACAGGATGTTTATTCGTAATTCTCGTTACGATTTTTATGCCCCAGAGTTCGCACACTTGTCAGAGCAAGGCGTCTATAAGGGCGAGCTGTTTATTGATGGTTCTCCCGCTGATGCAGAGATTTTCGGTTATCAAGGGAGGAATCAAGAGTACAGGAGCCGTCAGAGTAAAGCCGTCTCTAAGTTGCGTGGATCTCTGGGTTATTGGAATCTTGGACGTAAGTTTGTTACACGTCCTGTTTTGAATGATACGTTTATTCATATTGAGAACTCTGTTCTCAAGGAGCGTATCTTAGCGGTTCCTAGTGAACCCGCTTTTTTGGTTACTGTTGGCAATCGTGTCATTGCTTCCAGGCCTATGCCTGGTATTCCTGAGCCTGGTCTCATTGACCATTTCTAGGAGTTTTTATGGTTTTTCGTCGTCAGTATGATGGTATTGTTCCTCCTGGTCTTTTGATCCAGCCTGAGGAACAGGTTGATAGGGTTGAGCGTGCTGGTTATCGGTCGACTGAGCAAATGGTTGCGTCGTTGATGTCCGCTGGTCAGAGGCTTATGGCGTTTCGTGCTACTGAGTTTACGGGTGATATGAACCCTGGTCCTTTCCAGGGTTCGGTCGACCAGGTCGATCTTGACGCTAGGATGGATACGGTAGTAAAGTCTGGTTTGGAGGCTGTTGAGCGTGTTCAGTCTGCGGCCTCCTCGGCTCGAGCTGTTGAGCGGGCTAAGAAGATTGAGGAGGCTAAGGCTCTCTTGAAGGAGGCCCATAATGCGCAGACGCCGGCACCACAAGGTGACGGGCAAGCGTCGGCTGTTCGTTAGTCGCGGCGGTTACCGTCTTTAGTTGTACCCCCTGGAATTACATTCCAGGGGGTTTTTTTTTCCATCGAAGTGGTCTATAAAATCTTTTTTTATTCTATTGACTGTTGTTCTAAGTTGTGCTATAATGTCTTATATAGGAGTAAAGGCAATGAGTAGGCGTAAAGGTTGGGATGTTGCTGATGATTTGATGAAGGAATTTCCTTCTGTTCATGTTGTGTATCTCTCTAGTGGAAAGTATGAAGTCTGTCCTCGAGGGCTTTCGCCCGAGGTTGTTCCTGCCCAGGTCTATGATCGGGCTGTGTACCTTCGCCGAGCTCTTCCTGGCTTGGTTCGTCTTTGGGACGTGAAACGTCTTGAACTGTCCCAGTTGTCGTTGTTGTAGGCCATATACCCCTCTCGTTGTGTATATGGCTAGGTGACACCGATTAGGTTCACCTGTTCGACTGAAAGGAGTTTTTATGGATCCGTTTAGTGCATTTGCTGCTGTTTCAGCTGGTCTTGGTGCTCTCGGTGGTGCTGCTGGTAATTTCATTGGCGGTTTGCAGGAGCAAGGCGCCGCTAAAGATAATCTTCGTTTGCAGAAGGAGAATCTTGCTTGGCAGAAAGAGAGCCAGGCTCAGACCTGGGCTCGTGAGGATACTGCTGTTCAGCGTCGTGCAGCTGACTTGAAGGCCGCTGGTATGAATCCTTTGTTGGCCGCTGGTGGTGCGGCTCAGTCTTCGTCTCCCGTTAAGACGGAGGCTCCGCAGATGGATGTTAGGGCCGCTGGTGGTGCGGCCCGGGGTGTTGCTAGTGGTGGTTCTGCTCTTTCTGAGCTTGCGTTGCGAGGTATGCAAATGAGGCAGGACTTTGCTGTGAAGGATGCTTCTGTTCAGAATATGCAAGCTCAGAACGACCTTATTCGTGCTCAGGCCGAGAAGACTAGAGTCGAGGCTAATTCGATTA